GATTATCTGCTCTCAGGAATCCTTCATAGGCAGTCAGAGATGATACTCCAGTAGCATTAAGATCTCTTCCCTTGACAACACCAACTACATCAACTCTCTCTTGTGCGGTGGTGGTATTGATTCCAAGACTACCATTCTTGAGTGTTAGGTCATCACCAAATTCGCGTCTTATATTTGCCATTTTAGAAACCTCCTAGACCACCGTGAGAGTCTGATACACTTGCACCAATATCAACTTCAAATCCAGATTCTCCAAAATCAATTGCATTGCCAGAACTTGAAATAGTAATATAATCAATTGTTTTTCTTGTATCTGCTGTTGGACTTCCTCCGATGAAAACTCCACGAGTTTGTGTTGATCCTGTTTGAGATCCTGCTCTCGCAACAGTTAAATCACCAAAATGAACCGCATTACCTGTTGATGCAATTGTAATCATATCAATATTATTTACGGTTGCTGGTTGTCTTGCTCCACCAATTATTCCTCTGGTTGTGTTTGATATACCACCACAATATCCACCGTTAAAAGTCATGTCACCAAAATCTGTGGAATTTCCTTTTGCTGCAATAGACACAAAATCAATTTCATGAGTGCCAGCATTGGTAGAATATGGACCCACTGTGCCTTTAGCTCTACCTCCGGCAAAAATTCCACGAGTTGGTGAAGAGAGACCGCAACCACCATATCTTGTTACACCAGACATATCACCAAAATCTAGTGCATTACCAGTGGTTCCTATTTCAACATAGTCAATTTGAGCAGTATTTGATGGTGCTTGATATGAACCAGTAAATAATCCACGAGTTGATGATGAACATGACAACATAGCATACTCTGCTTGTGCAAGATTACCAAAATCTATTGCTTGAGCATTAGATGCCATGGTGAAATACTCTATGGTATCAGTTGAGGTAGGTGATATCCAACCTCCAGCAACAAGGGCTCTGGTGTTAGAACTACAAGAACCTGTTGTGGCATACCTTTGTATAAGTAAACTACCAAAATCTATAGAATTGCCAGTGGTGTGAATATTGACATAATGTAATACCTGATAGTATGGGTTATTACTAGTGCCGCCATAAATCGCACGACCACTTTGTCCTTGATTATAAGTGAATTGTTTCCACTCATTTCCATTGAAGAACTCAAGTGTATTCAGGTCATCATTAAATCTTACGGTTCCTTCTATTGGATTATCTTTTCTATCATTAATCCCACCACTTGGAACAGAGAAGTGATCAGTGACTGATACTTCTTCTAGTGATCCTGCACAGACATATGATTCATGGGAGTGTGGGTCATACTCACCAATGGTTGTAAAACCAACCATATCAATACTGGTAATATTTAAAATCTGACCATCATCGATAATCAGATCTTCAGAGAGAGTATTAAATTTTTGATCATCTCCGTGATGAACACCACCCAAATCAGTGAATCCTGTCTCGGTTTCATAGTATTGATTTGCTACATGAGTTGCACCGACACCAATCGCTGCACCAGCAGTATTAAGACCAACCGTGGCAAAACCAATTGATGATGCCTTATTGATATGCTGATTCTGTGCTACAAAACCACCATAAGATGTGAGTGTTGCAACTCCGGTGATGGCAAAGTCACCTCTAATTGCTCCACCAACATCAAAAACACTAGTCGGTGTTGTTGACCCTATACCAATCTTTTCATTTTTGAGAACGAAGTCTGATCCAAAACCAGAACGAATAGCAGGCATATTATATTACCTATACAGTTACGGTTGATATCTTAGTGGTGACCGTTGCAATTCCAGAACTCACCATGTTGACTCTCAGTTCTACATTAGAACCATTAATCGCACCATCAAATGAACCTAGCATGGCATCTCCAGTTGCGACCGCAGTCTGTTCAATGACCGTCACCGTTGTGCCATCATGTATCATTAAGTATTTGCCAACCTGATATTCATCGATTTGAACAATCTGTGCGACGACCTCGGCAGAACGGAAGGATGCGGTTGCGAAAGAACCAACACCGACCGCACTGGTGCTTGATACATTTGTATCAACCTCTGGAGTTCCACCACCAATAGAACCCCAAGAATCGGTGTATCCCTCAAATGCACCATCATCACTATTGTATCTCAGATCACCTGCAGTAGGAGAACCTGGTCTTTGTGCTGTTGAACCTACCGGAAGTTTAACTCCACCTGTTCCACTGAAATCAGCACCATCAGTCGTGGTTTCAAATCTCTTGGAAGAAGAACTACCATTATCAAAATATAATTCACAAGCAGTTCCTACTGCCTTGAATACGTTTCTACTTGAAGTATTTTCAATACGAATGTCATCGCCTTTGAGTTTTAATGCACCGGTTCCAGATTCTTCAATATAGGAATGAGAAGCATCATGATAAATCTTTAAGTCATCACTATTTCCAAGTCTCAGTTCATCATCATCGCCAAGTTCAACATGAGTTTGGAATGTGGCAATACCGGCAACAACAAGTTCATCTAATTGAGTTTCTCCATCGACATCAAGACCACCAGTGCTTACATCAAGTTGAGTGGCAGTTACAACACCAGTGACATCTAATCCACCTGCAAGTATTCTTACATCATCATTGAATGTAGAAATACCAGCAACAACTAGGTCAAATGTGGATACATGATCCGTTGCGGCAATACCTGTCAGTGCAGAACCATCACCAGAGAATGAAGTGGCAGTGATGACACCTGCTTTACCTAACTGAATAGCAGTGCCAACTTGAATTTCATTATCGGCATCGATGGACGGATATGCGGTATTGAATACTGCCTTGGCAGAGAAGGTCGATACACCGGCAACCTGAAGTTCATCAAGGTCGGTTTGTCCATCAACATCAAGTCCGGCATTAATATCAACAGCACCACTGAATAAACATGTGCCATCAGCACTGATACGAAGTCTTTCTGTAGTTGTTGATTCTCCGTTAGCTGTTGTTTTGAATTCAATTCTTCCGGGCATATCATCACTGCCAGGACTTCCATCTACTTTGACTACAATTTCTGCTCCCACAGAATTGAAATCAGATCCATCAGCTCCAGCAAAGTGAAGACTTCCAAGAAGATCACCACTGTTGACAGCAGTTGAAGCACTATTATCTAAATCTCTTCCTTTGGCAAAATTAAGTTGAGGACCAGAAGCATTTGCCTGAGTATACATCAGGCTAAGTATCCTATCACCAACGGTGCCAAAAATCTGAGTTTGTGCTGCAGCAAAATTAATGGTAGTGCCTTCGTGTGTTCCTATGGCAACGACACCGAGCGCACCAACACGAAGTCTTTCACTACCAGCAGTTTCTACACTAAATGTATTAGCAGCAGGGAATCTAATCGCGGTGTCAGTATCACCAGTATGAACAATCTTGTCTGCAATTGAGAAATCTCCGGTGGCACCTGATGCGTTTGATGCAGTTCCAGTTACATCTCCAGTTAGATTACCAACAAAAGTAGTGGCAGTGACAACACCTGCTTTACCCAGTTGAATCGCAGTGCCAACTTGGATTTCATTGTCAGCATCTATGGATGGGTATGCGGTATTGAATACTGCCTTAGCAGAGAAGGTTGATACACCGGCAACCTGAAGTTCATCTAGGTCGGTCTGTCCATCAATATCAACACCGGCAGTGCCAATGTCTAATGCTCCATCAATTTTAACAGCACCAGTAAATGTTGAAGCACCAGCAACTACAACTTCATCTAAATCAGTTTGTCCATCAACATCTAATCCACCAGTGCTGACATCAAGTTGAACGAATGATGAAACACCAGTCGCATTAACATTAACAAGACTTCCTAAGAAATTAACATTACCAGCAGAAGTTACACGAACTCTTTCACTACCAGCAGTCTCTATCGTAAATGTATCGGCAGCAGGGAATCTTAATGCAGTATTAGTATCACCAGTATGAACAATTTTATCTGCAATTGAGAAATCTCCGGTGGCACCTGATGCATTTGATGCAGTTCCAGTTAGATTGCCAGTTACATTACCATTAATAGTGCTACTAAAGGTTGATACACCGGCAACAATCAATTCATCTAAGTTGGTAAGTCCCTCTACATCAACACCGGCAACACCAATGTCTAATGCCCCATCAATTTTAACCGTGCCAGTAAATGTTGAGGCACCAGAAACGACGACTTCATCTAAGGTTGCCTGTCCATCTACATCAATACCACCAGTGCTTACATCTAACTGAGTGAAGGATGCAATACCAGCAACATTTAACTGATCAATATTAGCACCACCAGCAACATCTAATCTATTATTAACATCTGCAAGAGCACTGAATGTAGCAACACCAGCAACTACAACTTCATCTAAGGTTGCCTGTCCATCTACGTCAATACCACCAGTGCTTACATCTACTGAAAGTGCAGTCAGGACACCAATAGCACCAACATCAAGTCCACTACCGGCAACTAGATTGATTCCTGTGGCAGTGATGATTCCTGATGCACCAATATCTCCGGTGACAGAAAGATCTCCAACAACATTAGTATTAGCATTAAAGGTTGATACACCGGCAACAACCAGTTCATCAAGATCTGATTGACCATCAACTTCAAATCCGCCAGTGCTGACAAAGAATTTTTCTGCGGTTCCAATACCACTGACTCTCAACTGAGCAGTCGTGGTTGTTCCGGAAACATTAACGTCAGTAAGATTTGAGGAACCAAGGGTACTAATACCAGGAAGATTTGTAATACCAGAACCATCACCGATAAATTGTGCCGCAGAAACAATACCAGTTACATGTAAGTTATTGCCAAGTATGGTGACGCCAGTTCCAATATTAATCTCACTATTAACATCAAAATTAACGGCACCCTGGAATGTTGCAACACCAGCTATAACAACCTCGTCTAAATCTGCTTGACCATCTACATCAATTCTAACAAATGATGAAATACCAGCAGCATTAATTCCTGTGGTGACTCCGGAGATAGTTAAAGAATCTGCGGTTAATCCGCCAACCACACCAACACCATTATCAATATCTACAGAATCAGTAAATGTTGATACACCGGAAGTTACAATTAAACCGCCAGCATCGACTCTGACTCCTGTTCTTGCAGTTACAATTCCAAGTGAATCTATATTAGTTTTATCTTCTGCAGTTAAAGTTCCGGCAATTGTTACATTGCCACTGAATTCTGCCGAAACAGCAACAATGTTTCCTGTGAAAGTAGATACACCAGCAACAACAACTTCATCTAAATTAGTGAGTCCATCTACATCGAGTCCACCAGTGCTGACATCGAGTTGTGGGAAAGTCGAAACACCAGTAACATTTAAGGTGCTTCTAATTGTTGCCGGATAGTTTGTATTAACAACATTCGCATTCGTTTGAACTGCATTACCCATGAATCCATGGTTAGTGCATTGATAATGAAGAACTATCGGAGTCTCATCAGTTACTGTTATTTCAGTATATGTGTTTTGGAAATCAACATTCGTTTCATATAGGGTTGTCTTATCTGCTTCAAGATAAAACTTGAGAGGATGACTACCAGTATTATCGTGTACAAATCTATAAGTTCTTCCAGGTGTTAATGTAAGGAATGGAGATTCTACACCATTAATGTAATATGCTTGACCACTACCTTGACCTTGATATCTATGGTTAGATTTGGAAGCAACTGTTACTGTAAAACTAACCGTACTACCAAATGGTGCCTGTAAATAATCGAAATTAGCAAATGCCTTAGCACTAGATATTCCTGTTGCATTTACATTAGAACTGAATGTGGCAACACCGGCAACATTTAGATCATCTAATTGAGTATCTCCATCTACATCAAGAGTGCTATTAATATCAACAGCATTACTAAAGGTTGCAACACCAGCAACAACAACCTCATCTAAATCTGCTTGACCATCAACATCCAGTCCGGCATTTACATCGACAGCACTGCTAAATGTAGAAAGACCAGTAACACTTAGAGTGCTAGCAACATTCAGACTGGCAGGAACACCACCAGTTCCGGTGATCTCTAAATTTCCTAATGTGGCAGTTCCTTCTACAATTGCATCACCACGAACATCAAGAACCTTGGAAGGTTCAAAGGAAGTTGTGCCAATACCAGCACGACCAACTACCTCTAATACCTTTTTGTCCTCGGTACTTCCCTCTATACCAATTTTTTGCTGCTGTTGTCTGCCGCTAAGAAAACGAATTGGTGCTGCCATTTTACCTATTTAAAATATTAGAGATTTGATGTTTCCAGAACACTAGTAATAACTTTCAAAGTTGCGGTAGTGCTACCAACCATGGTCAATGTATCACCAGTTTCTACGACCAACTTTCCTGGAAGAAGATTGGCAGTGTCACTTGCGGGAATTGCCAAGTTCTTAACAATCTCCGTATCAGTTCCACTTCTGCGATGACCAAAACTGACAGTCTTAGTTACTGAGTCAGTGTTTGTCACCTGTGCTAAAAGAACAACACCTGTATATCCAGTTGGTGCTGTGTAAATTCCAACAGTATTGATACCAACAACATGTGTAATTGTCTGGAACTGGTTTACTGCTGCTGCTGCGACTGCCATTTGATTAATCTCCTCCTAATGCAAGAATGAATGGTGTTACTTGTGTGAATAAACTCTTAACATAAATGTCTCCGGATATTGTTCCGGTTGATTGATTGATTTGAACACCATCACCAATTCTGAAGTTGCCAGCTTGGTCGGTGCTCGTATAAACAACTCTTGCACCGTCAAGTTCAATTACTTCATTATCTTGAATAACAATTCCACCTCTCGATGGATATGCTAACTCGATAGTGTTTCCTGCACCAACATATTCGAATGAATGTGAACTTACGATTTGCAAACTTTGTCTAGCAAAGAATGCCGTTGATCCAACTCCAACTTCATTATTTAGATTCTGAACCAAAGTGATGGTTGAGATACCAGCAGATGGTTCTGTTGCCGAATTAACCTCATAATAAATTGGATCAAGAACTGCCGTTGCAGCAGCATCTGAACCACCGCCACCAGAGAAAGTAACTGCCGGAACAACTTCATACTGCGATCCCTGACTTGTCATGGTGACCGCAGTAACAACACCATTTTCAATAGTCGCAGTTGCAGTTGCACGAACGGCAACACCAGGTCCTGTGGGGGCAGCAACTGTTACTGTTGGTGCGGAAGTATATCCAGAACCACCATTCGTGATGTCAATCTTTCTGACAATATTATATTTCTTATCAAAGAAAATTGCCTGTCCATCATATGGTCTGTTGCTTCCAACACCACTAACAACAATCTGACTCTGACTTACTGCGGCAGTTGAAGTAACGATTCCTGTGTAACGGTCAGTGTTTTTAGTAGTTTCATCACCTCTTCCGATTCCAATAAGACCCTCTCTACCGAAAGAGGAATTAGAGTTTGTAAGGTCACATTGACCACCACCAGTAGCAGAGACTGCGATGTCATTACAAATGGTGAAGAGTGAAACTAATTGACAATAAGCACCGTTACTTACAGAAACTCCGATGCCGCCCTGATTATATTGTGTGTAAGAGTCTACGTTGAATGAACCCTGAACACCAATTCTGTTTATCTTATCTCCTTCATCAGCATTGAATCCATCAATTCTTGCTCCAATACTATCAGGAATAAAGTTAGTGCAGTTCCTAATGTAAGGACCTTTGGTAATGATGCCAGTTCCTTGCAGTGGACTCAGTGCTGCAGTCAGAATACCCGAGTTAGGAGAAGCTCCATCATTTCCTGGGAAGTTTGTGGTGAATCCTGTGGCTGCTGCAACTCCATTAATACCATTCTGAATAATACCAGTTACAATGCCGACACATACTGTAACTGCAGAAAGAACATTAGCACAATTGCCAATGTCAAATGATCCACCATCAGGTTGAATACTTAAATCCTTAACCTGAGTATAGCTTGTTTGATAGTTGCCACCACTTGTTTTTGAAAAACCAATATTATTAATACATGATCTGGCAATACCAACCGAGTAGTCCAGAGCAGCAATGTGTGTAGCACCGATTCCAGAAGTTAAATCATCACCAGTGAAGTATGATTGACCTGCACCGATACACTTGGAGTTTCCACCTCTCGTAATATCATGACAGACAGAACGCATTGCATGCTTGATATTAGTTCTGAATGCAGCATTATCTACGCTGATTGCAGGATTTTGATAGTCAGTGCTTTCAATATAACCAATAGTTTCATCCGCAATGAAATCAATGTTCTGACGGATGAGTCTGGCACCATCAAAGAATCTATCAGATGCTACTCCTACAAGTGGTCTATATGAAACAACTGCTGAATTATTAGTTGCAGCAGTTCCAACAAAACTTAAGTCTGTCAGGTGGCATCCTTGACTAACATAAAATAAATCTTCGCCGCCGTTTTGTGGTGTTACAATACAGCGACGAAGTTCTGTTCCCTCAACAGATACATTGTCTGGTAAATTAATTGGATTATTTTCTACATACGTTCCTGGAAATACTTTAACAGTATCTCCCTCGGCAGCAGATGCTACTGCAGATTTGATTGTTGCTTTTGCATTACCCTCATTTAATCCATCATTATCATCATTACCATTCTCGGTAACAAATAAAGTCTTACCGGCAAAAGTTGTAGTTCCTGCTCCAACTTCTACAATTCTCGTGCCAACACCAACGCCACTCGTATCTTGTTTAAGGAATACTTTACCATCATTAAAGTTTACAGCTAATTCACCTAACTGTAAATCACCAGTCTGTGGTTTTTTGCCAGCAACAGCTGACCTCTTAATCCTAATAGGTGTTGCCATTCGAATATTCGGTATTTACCATAGATAGCAGTATTTACTGCCTGATTTATTTATAAAAAATTCAAGAGACCTTATTTGTTCTTGAACCATAGCGATAAAGACTGATAGGATCCTCTGGTTTCATCCAGTTTTTAATCCTCTCATATCTTTCAGCATCAAAAAACTCCTGTGAAAGATACCAACCTTCCATAGGAGTATGACTTTTATCTTGATTGCAATGATGACAGGCACACAGACAATTTTTAGTAAAATCTGTGCCTCCTTTTGCTCTCGGAACAATGTGGTCTATTGTAAGTTGATGTGTGGACCCACAATAAGCACACTCCCAATCCCATTCTTCCTTTATCTGTTGCCTCCATAATCTTTTTGCTTCTGAAGATTTTGATGTGTGGAGGTTAAAGACATAGGCTTGAAAAGAATTGTAGAGTGGCATAAGAACTTGCGTCTTACATTTATTTATTAACCAATATTAGATTTTATTGTTTCACAATCACGATCAAAAATTTCAAGACCTTTATCAGTCAAAATGTGGTCATACATCTGTTCAAATACACTGGGCGGCATGGTTACAACATTAGCACCATTATACCAAGACCTCACGGCACGTTGAACACTACGAATAGATGCAGAAAGAACTTGAGTGGGAGCACCTTGAATGCGATAGAGTTCAGAAATAGATCTTACAACCTCCAAACCTGCGATAGATTGATCATCAAGTCTACCCACAAAAGGAGAAACATAATATGCACCTGCACGAGCAGCAAGGATTGCCTGTGCAGCAGCAAAGATGAGAGTCACATTAACACGAATACCCTTATCAGTCAGTTTACTACATGCCATAAGTCCATCACGAGTCATGGGAACTTTAATGGTTGAGCAGAAACCAAACTTCTCAAATAAACGAACTCCCTCTTCAATCATCTCATCGGCACTACCAACAACCTCCATGCTGATGTCCCTAATGCCCATGTCTTTAATTTCTTGATAGACATCCTCAGGATCTCTACCACTTTTCATAATAAGAGTTGGGTTTGTTGTGATACCATCAATCAAACCAGTCTCATTATATTTTTGAATCAGTTCTGTGTCTGCCGTGTCCAGAAAAATTTTCATCTTAAAAATGCTTGTCAGTTTATATAGTGCGAGTAGGGAGACTTGAACTCCCACGACCTTAATGGTCAACAGATTTTAAGTCTGGTGCGTCTACCGATTCCGCCATACTCGCATGGCGTTACACTTATCCGTATGCTATGTGGGCGCTACACCCAGTATACTGACAGTTTGTAATGGAGCAAGAAGAAAGTGACCAACTCTCTAGATCACAGTGTGGTTAGCACCGTCGCGGGCGAGCTCATTCCCCGTCTTATGCTTCCTGTGAGGATCGAACTCACCTTAGGCAAATTATGAGTTTGCTGCATTCACCAGATTGCTAAGGAAGCAGATAGGACTACTGGGAATTGAACCCAGTTCACACCGTTATAAGCAGTGGGCATTAACCAATATGCGATAGTCCCGTAGATGAATTATTGTGCCTCATTGTTTGCATCCCTGTATATTCGTATGAGGTCATCATCTGCGGGCATCATCACTGCTGCTTTACCATCTTCTCTTACAATACCAATATGTTCTCCTTTTTCAACTCTCTCTATCAATTTGTCCCAATTCTTTTGAGCTTCATCAACACTGAACACATCCATTATTCTTCCTCCCCATCTTCACCCTTTTTTTTATTGAAACCAAATGGTCCGTCTTTTTCTTCCAGTGCAAGTTTCAGTGCAACAGCACCAACTGCTTCCATAACTTTGATAATCTCTTCGGGTTTTGCATCTTCACCAAGCTCTTTGGCGACATACCAATACTTAGGCCAGAATGTTTCACCTGCCTTTTGATAGTCTTCTAGAGTTAATAGTTTCATGATTGTTGGTCCCTCATATGATGAATTATATAAGACATTTGACTATTTGTCAATAAAGTATTTTTCAATAACTTCCAAACGCTCCTCCTCTTTTGCAATCAAATCAATTTGATCTTGAATAGCACCAAGAACATCGGGATGTTCACCAATACCAACAGGATTGGAAAGATAAACTTCAATGTTCATTTTTGATTTTTTAATGTTCCCAATGGCAAGTGCCTTGAGAGCATCCAACATTTCTCTTCTCATAATAGAATTGCTCCAATAATGAATCCTTTTGCAAATGCAAGACAAAGCATTTGATAATCAGTCAGGTTAAACTTATCCTGAAATCTGACTATCATTCTCTTATCCCATTCTTTTAATTTATTCAACCAGCGTACCATACATCCTCCTCATTCTACATGCACAGTGCCAATCATACCCGCACCTTTGTGTGGACCACACCAATAAGTGTAATCACCAGCATCAACAAATTTGATGTCTTGTGATTCACCAGGAGAAAACATTAAAGATTCTCTTGATAAGTCTGGACGACCCTCCACAATAATATTATGTGGAGGTAACATATTATTTTCAAAATGGACTGTTTCACCAGCAGAAATAGTAACTTCTGCAGGATCAAAAACTAAACTTCCGTTTGAACCCATCGTTACATCTACTGCCCATGCGGGAGCAGCAAGAAAAAGTGTAGCAACAAGTGCGAAAATAAACTTCATTGAGTTTACGCAACTGCTTTTATATAGCATGAAAAAGAACCACTTTAAGTATATTTTGTTAGGAAATCAAAGCGTGTCATGCTTCAACTTTCTGCTCTTTCTCCACCTTCTTTTCAACCTTTACTTCGACAGGAGCAACAGGGTCAGGAACTGGATAATATCTACGATATCTCACAGTTTCAAAGGTTTCAAATACTTCTTCAGGGTTACCATAGCAGGTTTTCTTTCGAACCTCTACAATCTCATCGTAAGGATCTGCTTTAACATCAGGCCATTGTTTATGTGCATTTTCAGTTACCTTACGACTGATTACCTCATAGTCAACACCATCGCCAGAAGTGGGCAAGACAGTTTCGACATACTCTTTCTTTTTAGCAGCCATGAAAAAGGGGGTTTAACACCCCCATATTATATCACCAGTAGAGCATTCCTGCAAGCATAATCAGGAAACATATGATCGTGAAGACTAGGAGACCACCTGCTCCTATCCATAACCATCTGGGTATGGTGTCCTCACCGTTTGGTTCGTGATGGTGGTCTGAATGGACAGTCATAGCATCCTGCTCCGCAACATCCTCTAGTTTTCATCGTACAATCTCTCTAGTTTTTCTCTTGAGAGATCAACGTACATTACCTCTTCACCAGCAGCAGGTGCTTCTGGATGTCTCTTTGTTTTGATAGGAGTATTCATCTCATTAATTGATTTGATGTTCGCCCACATCAAGGCGAAAGCACCACCACCAATAGCAAAAAGACAAGCGAGATAAAGGAATGGGATCACAAGGCATTACCTCTTGGTAATACTTCTTCTGGGAATACAAAGTCTTCATGTGGTTGGTCGGCAGGTGCCATCCAAGCACGAAGTCCTTCATTCAGAAGAATATTCTTGGTATAGAAAGTCTCAAACTCTGGATCCTCTGCCGCACGAATTTCTTGAGATACAAAGTCGTAAGCACGAAGATTAAGAGCGAGTCCAATAATACCGATAGAACTGACCCAGAGACCCATGACGGGAACAAAGAGCATAAAGAAATGCAACCAACGCTTGTTACTAAAAGCAACACCGAAGATCTGTGACCAGAAACGGTTCGCAGTAACCATCGAGTAAGTTTCCTCCTCTTGCGTACTATCAAAAGCCTTGAAAG